CTAATCCAGAATTAGAGGGTTGTATAGTTACATGGGATTTTATTGAAACAATCCATAGTAGAAGTTATACCTATATAATTAAAAATTTATATTCAAATCCAAACGAAGTATTTGATACAATTATCTTAGATGATAAGATTGAAAAAAGAAGTCAATCAGTAACAAAAACTTATGATGATTTAATTGATATGGGTTATAGATGGCATTTAAATAAAGACAAAGTTGACCTTTACGAGTTAAAAAAGAAAATGTATCTTGCTATGTGTACTGTAAACATACTAGAGGGCTTAAGATTCTATGTATCATTTGCTTGCTCTTTTGCATTTGGTGAATTAAAACTTTTAGAAGGTTCAGCTAAGATTATATCTTTTATTGCAAGAGATGAGAGTCAACACCTTGCAATGTCGCAAACAGTTATTAATAACTGGAGAAATGGTGACGATAAAGATATGGTAAAAATTGGTAAAGAATGTGAAAAAGAAGTTTACAAAATGTATGATGAAGCATTAGCAGAGGAGAAAAGGTGGGCAACATATCTATTTTCCAAAGGAAGTATGATTGGGTTATCAGAAAAACTGTTACACCAATTTGTAGAATACATGGCAAACCGAAGGATGAAAGGCATAGGCCTAACACCAGTTTACGACCAAAAAACAAATCCACTACCGTGGGTAGACCATTGGTTGAATTCAAAAGGAATGCAAAATGCACCACAAGAAACAGAGATAGAATCTTATGTGATTGGTGGTGTTAAACAAGATGTGAAAAAGGACCAATTTAAAAAATTTAAATTATAATGGCAGAAAAAGCAAAAAAGACCTGTTCGTCCTGTGATACTAAATATACCATAATATGGGACATAGAAGAGCAAGATTTAGAACCTCTTACTTGTCCTTTTTGTGGATATGAGGTAGACAATGAAGAAGACGAAGTTGAGTGGGTCAACAAAGACGAAGAAGACGATAATTGGAATTGATTATAGTTTAACTAGTCCTGCCGTTTGTGTTAATGACGGTAAGTTAAAATTTTATTATCTAACCACTAAGAAGAAGTGGATAGGTCAACAAAGTAAGGATATAATAGGTTATGAGCATAAAGAGTGGACTGACCCAATACAAAGATTTACTTATATTTCAGATTTTGTTTTCGATATTTTATTCACTACAAACAATCCAAAAATTTTTATTGAAGGTTATTCTTTTGGCTCAAAAGGTCAAGGATTATTTCAAATCGCCGAAAATTGTGGCATACTTAAATACAGGTTACTTGAAAAGAATTATGGTTACAATACAGTTGTACCGAGTGTTGTTAAAAAAGGTGCTACTGGAAAAGGTAACGCAGATAAAGATATGATGTATGAGGCATTTGTAAAAGAAACTAATATTGATTTAAAACAAATATTTGATACAGAAAAAGTGGGTAATCCTATATCAGATATTGCAGATAGTTATTTTATACAGAAAGTTGGTTATGAAAATATTGAGAGCAAACAAAAGAGTTGATAGTATATTTAATGATTTAAGAGAGTTAGATTTAAAAGATTTAATTCTTATGCCAACAAACGATTGGCTAGAGAAAAGAATGAATGAATTTAATTATTGGGAAAGTTTTGAAAAACATGGCATGATTTATCCTATAACTGTATCACCTCATACGGAAGAATGGGTACAAGAGAGATTAAAAAGAGGTAAAACACCTCAACATCTTTTAGAAAACGGAGATGTAAAACCAGGTCTATATGTACAGACAGGTCATAAAAGAGTGTATTGGGCAAGAAGAAATAACTATACACATATAGAAGGATACTTTGTTACAGATAGAGAAGATAAAGCAAAGATAAGAAGTAGATTACACATACCACATACGGATATACCAAGATGATATTATATTGCGCTGCTGACCCCAAATATTTTGAGATGTATTTTGATTTATGGAATAAACAAACTAGTAAAATATATCCAGAAATGCGAAGACATATTGCATTATATAAACCAACAGATGAATATAAACAGACTTGTGTTGA